CTTTGGTGATTATAACAACTTTTCCTGATTTGTCATATACAACATATTTCCCGCTTTTATTCTGTTGTAACCTCAAAACAATAAACCGCTATTGTGCTGCTCGTAACCAAAACTTTGGCTTCATCCGAAGCCGTCTGACACGCCTCACGCGTTTGAAATTGACCTAGCTCATAATGTTCGAGCGTTCCATTCGTGAACATAAACCAAACTAAAATCCACATCAGTAATTTCCGTTTCGTTCATTGTAGAGATACATAACGAATATCAAAGACGCGATACCGCCAAGCAAAAGAAGCCCAATGATGATTGCGTTGAGGCAGTTATCAAATAACTCTTGTTTCTTGTATACTAAGTCTCGCTGTATTTTCCGCTGCTCGGCCTCCATCCTGAGAATTTCCTCCCAGGCTGACGGGCCATACGTCCAAGAAATATGATCCTTTAATTCCTGGCGCATTTCCTTGGCTTTTTGCTTGTGCGCCCAAAGTTCAATCGCGTCAGTCTCAGTGTTCGCAAACATCTTATATGCTGGAGGTTTTCGCGCCCGTTCTTCCATGTAATCCAGGTCACTAATAGCCTTAGACCACTGACCCACAGTGCCAGCCATGCCCGAAATATCACGGCCCACATCGATAGCCTTCTTAATCCCCTGATAGCTGGCACTCAAGGCTGCCATTACTGTTACGGGGTCCATAATTTAACGCTCCATCAAACGATCTATTTTTTCCTCAATACGGTCAAAGCGAGAAACAATTTGATTCATAACCGCAGAACTATCTACTTTAGCCACATATTCTTTTGCCATCTCCTCGCGAGTTTTGTTCAAAAGAATCTGGATTCGCGCTATTTCTGAATGTTGCGCCTTTATCCACCAACCCACAACGCTTATTGCCGCCGTAAGTAAGGCGCTCCAAATTATCGCCATATCCATTTAGCAGGAACTAAACTTACCGCCCCGCAACATTGCGCCCATGCCCCGAGAAGTGCCGGACACTTTAATGCCTTTTGCAGTGTTTGGTGTTTTTTCCTGAACAGTTTTAGCATATGGAATACTGCCCTGCCCCTTAATAATAGCTTTATTTACAGCTGCCGGAGTTTTCCCCGCAGGCGCGCCATTTACTTTTACTTTACTATTCTTCACGATTTAACTCCTTGTTATTTCAAACCCTTGGAAATAGATTCAGCGGCTCTTTTTAACGCACGTTTAGAGGCCTTACCGCCCATTTTTTTATTTCCTATAGCGCTTGTAATACTAAATTTTTTAACAACAGTGCCACCCTTTACTTTTATACCTTCAGAGCCCCCATCATTGGATAAGGTTTCGTTCACGTATTCATCTTTTGAAGTATACCCGTTACCCATTACCGTAGCCCTTTTGTCTGTGCTTGCAGGCGCAGTATTTCACGTTCTGCACTCGCTTGCAATTTCTGGTTTGCCATCCGCTGTTGTTGATCCATCCGCTGTTGGAACTCGCTGGAGCGAGTTTGCGCTTTTTGCTGATCCAGTTGCAATTCGGCCTGATCAATAGCAATATCCGCTTGAACCTGTTGCTGTTTAATTTGCATCTCTTGCTCTTTAAGTGCAATTAGCGGATCCGGTCCTTGCTGACCATCGCCGGCAATCTGTGCAGATAATTGACGTACATTTTGCATTTCAGTGGCCACTTGTTGCGCAATTAACTTCTCTAGCTGTTGCTGCACCTCGGGAGTAATATTCTGCATGTCTAATTGCTGCGCCATCTGCTGTTGAACAGTTTCTTGTGCCTTAATCTTAGCATGTTCCATAACGTGCTTTTGCAAAGAAACCGCCACTGCCGGCTGTTGCGCAACAATTGGAGAAGAACCAAACACCAAATGTGCCATGACATGTGCGTCGTGATCTTGGCCCGCAAATGCCTTCAAAGTCACTTGATCCAAGGAATCAATGTTTTCTGTAGCAGGATCTTTAGGCGAAGCTTCTTGCGTAGGCTTGGGCTTTAGAATTTTGTCTACATCCCGTACTCCCAACGCTTGATACATCCTTCGATACGCCTCGTACATATCGTGTAAATCCGGTGCTTGCGCAGCCAACTGCATTTGAGTCTGAGCCAACGCAATACGTTGAGCTTGGCTAAAAATATTTGGATCAGAAACAGGCACAATGTCCACACGATCATCAAAATCTGTGGCCATAACCTCTTGGTCACTACCCGCAACAGAAAACGGATATCGCTGTGGCAAGCTTTCGGACATCACTCGGGCCAAAAGCTTAAACTCATTACGCATGGCATAATGTAAGCGCTTGTGTACCGCGCTCATTACGCGCGCGCCTTGTTCTAACATGGCAACAGTTGTGCCTACGGCCGCCTGTTGATTGCCGTCACCAACCTTCATGTCCGTAATCGTCGCAAAGCGTTGGCCCGCCTGCACCACGAAACCCAAAAGGTTAAATAGGGTTTGATCGGGCCCTTTAAACGGTAAAGGCATCAAGCTATCACGTATGGCTCCACCAGGGCTATCAACGTCTCTAAATTCGCCAGGCTGTAGTGGTTCTGCATCTTCCCTGATCCGCAGTCCGCGGGCCTTGAACCCCGCAGGAAGGTTAGACAGTGTACCGGCATCAATTAACTGGCGCAGGGCCGCGGTCGCAGTACGTGACAAACCGCCAATGGTGTGAATGAGCCCTAATCCGTAAAAACCAAACCCTGGCAAAAACTTATAGTGAACAAAATACTGTATTTTGCGGCGGTTTTCATCGTCTTCGCCGTAGTTTCTACGAATAGATAAGATTTCGCCAACTTCTTCCGCCACTGTGACAATGTACGGAACCATGATTCCCGTAGGCTCGTCGTCCTCGTCCAAATCTTCGTAGCCGGGAAGCTCTAAATCAACGTGAAACTCCAGCAAAGTCACATCATAATCAATGTTTGAAGGACGCATCCCATCAATATTGTCCATTGTGTCCGCGGTATCCGTAGCGGGCGCCTGTGACGGATGTACTGGTATATCTCTGTAAAACCCACTTAATTGCATTTTACGCAGGTTATTCCACTGCATTCTAACAATTTGAGCCGCAAAAGGAGTTGTTTCCATGTCCGCAGCGTCATACGGAACCACTAACTGTTCGGCAGGAACAAATTTGCTGACTACCCTATCCAAAGAACCGTCAAAATATACCTTCTTGAAGGTGGAACCGGCTAACGGCAAGTAGAAAAGCATTTGATCTGTTTCAGGCGTGTACTCTTCCATGACATTCATCAGGTAAAAGTTCATAAATTCCTTGACACGCTTGGATTGAGCCTCTTTTTCTTGCGTCAACTCCCCCATAATCTGTGTTCTCACCGGACCTTCGGCCGGCAATAACTCATTAAAAGCTTGAGCTTGGAATTGAGTAGCCGCTTCGGCCAAAAGAGGGTGCGTCACACCGGTTGCACCCCGAAAAGGTTGCGTTCTTTCTTCGTATTTAAACCCTAAAAGGTCCAAACCTTTGTTATACTCGTCCTCCCAGTCCCCCCGACTTTCGCGCGCAGATTCATATTGAGATAAAAGGTCTGAGGAAATACTTCCTAAGTCTGTATCTGATAAATCCTCTGCTAAATTAGCAAAAAAGTCGTCGGAAACCTCTGTTTTGGAAGCGGATGGATCAAAATCAACCACCACGCCGCCATCTTCTTCGGCTATTATGTCCACTCCGTCAACGTAGGGTGCCGAAAATGCTCCAGGCATTTCAATTTCTATGTCCGTAACGGCCTCTGCCATCATGGGATCGCTATTTTCACGCTCTACGAATGACGCAACAGGATTTCGCGGGGGTAATGCCATGTGTTATCTCCAAGATTACGCATAAAGTAACATGAAATATGAGGTTTTACTAGAACAAGTTATTTTTAGGCTATGAAACCAATGAACCAATGCCCGAAATAAGGTCTTTTTCCATGTTTTCTGGAGAATATTTTTCATATAAACTTTCCGCAGGAGGCGCCACTACAGGCTCCCCTGTTATCGGATCAACCTCTATCGTCATAGCTTCTGGAGACGCGGGGCGCATTTTAGGGCGCATAACTCTTTCAATAGGAGGAACTAGCCCCAACGCAGGGTCGGATAACCCAAACGCAGGATCCGCAGGCCGCATTTTAGGTTTAATAGTGCTTTCAAAGGCAGGATTTACCGCAAAAGAAACAGGCTCGGCATCGCTCGCAATAAAATTAGTTCCCACGCCCCGCTCCCGCGAGGGAAACATCGTAACGCTTGACGGGCTATCCATACCCGAGAGCGCCTGGTAATCAGAAAGCAACTCTGGGCCGGCCTCATTCTTAAAATCAGGGAGTGGAGTGCCACTGGCAAAAGCCATAACTCGGAAAGGATACTCAAAATTCTCTTTGTCAACCCCTCCTGTGCCACCAGCCTCTAAAAACTTACGATATCCAGTAGGGCCCGCGTTGTACGCGCGCAAACCGTCTTCCGTTTTTGGAAATAACGACAACATTTTCTTTAAATATTGCGTCCCAACCGCCACATTTATCTCAGGTACAAACAATAATTGGCGAATACTCTCTCTGCTTCTATCCGGATAAGAATACCCCATCCCTTCCGCAATGGAAAAAATATCTTTTAAACCCATGCCAGGGTCGCGGGCCGTGCTCGGCAAAACCTGCATTAGTCCTATGGCGCCGTCAGGAGATACCGCGAGAGGATCGCCCGAGCTTTCGGCAGTAACCACCCCTTTTACCAGCTTTTCAAAGAACTCGTCCTCCGCAACCTCTCCACCTTCGGCCATATACTGCAAATAGCTTCCAATGCCCCGTGGTCCGCGGGTCATGGCCCGCGCTGTTTCGTTTAAACTTCCAATGCCCGACATAACTTCTCCACCTCCTGCAAAACCTTCCGTTTTTCGGTAATAACCCTCGCGCATAGGAGTAATGTATTG